TCCATATGGGCGGCTTGCGGGAATAACACATCATCAGGAAGTGCACGCCCGTAGTCCTCGTTTCGGACTATCTCAAAGGTTGTACCCGTATTGTCGCTCTCTTTGAGATTAAGGGCGAAATCCAGTCCGGCAAGTTTGCCCGTTTGGAATATCAGGTGCAGTTCATCCAGAAGGAAGTCCTTCGTAAAGTTCTTCAGTCCGTTATCCTTGAAGGTGTAGATAGGATACTTGTTCCCGGTTGGTTTCTTTGTCTCTTCGTCTATTTCTTCCTTTTCCTCATGGCTAATGCTGGATACGGAGCCGGTATACTTGGGATATTCATCCTCAAATATAACTATCTCCTCAATTGCTTCCTCTACAGGCATTTCCACGTTGTCGGGGTTGTCGTAACGTTCATCTCCTATGTTGATACGTTCTCCTGTGGGGCTGTATCTGTAAGCGTCTACATAGGGAATACCTTCCGGCAGCATAAGGCGTTTCTGGACAACACCGTTCAAGGTCAGCTCCTTGTCATCCTTGCTGAAATAGTTGTCGGGAACCTTGCCTTTGATGATGTTGTTAATCGTGTATCTGTCTCCTAAAGAAGCGGTTACGCCTTCGGGAAGACGAAGAACATTCGAATCGTCCCCTGTCAGGAAATCCGGATTATAGACGGCTTCAAATGTCCGTCCCTCATTGGAACCGGAAAGGAATGTGACGGTGGTAGCGGCTGACTGCCCGGCAACAAGGGATACGTCAAATGATACAGAGCCCAATATGCCTAATCCCATTCCGATAAGTGGGTTGTCGTAATATGGAATGGACAAGTAACTGCGCAATCTCAATTGTGAAGCGCCTGCTCCCGGTGAGAATGTTTCGGGGAAGGGAAAGACTGTATCTATTTCGTATTGTTGGTTCTCTCCGACTGTTACAGTGCTGCCGCCTATCACTGTCTCTTTCTCCATGCCATCCTGATAATAGACGAAGGATGCGCGAAAAACATAGTCACCGGCCGGAAGATAATCTCTAGGAACGGGTGATGGTATATAGGGTACGCCAATATACAAGCGGATACCATTTTCATTATCCTTTACACGGTAAATACCGGCCGCCAATGTTTCAGCTATTTTCTCATCATAGGAAAACTCCCTTTTGTCCCGGTTCAAATGACTTGAAAGGTTGAGATCGGAAGTGCATTCTTCCTTTGTGACCGTACTTGAAGGAAAGAACTTTATATCCAACGTTCTTGCAGTATCGGATATATCCCTTCCCTTGACTTTCTTCACGTCAAATACCAGACTTTTCCTGTAACTGGCGGGAACGTTACGGGTGGAACCGAAAGCATAAACACGGGTCGCGTATGTGGTCTGACTGTCACTTCTCCGCATGGAGTTGACATTCACGTTCTCCGTGTCTGTTAAATCACCGGCTTTGAAGTCTACAGGGGAGCTGTATTCACAACGTCCGAAATGAATAGTCTTGTTCTCTATCCACCATTCACACTCCCATGTTTCCGCCATTTGGGTAAGAGCGTCTATCAGATTCACATTATCGTATGAAACGAGCTTGGAAGTGTTCGCTACCGTATTATCAATCTCGTATGTGAACTCTTCTTTTCTGAACTTGTATCCGAGTGCTTTCAGGTTATCCAGAAAAACATTTAAATGCGTGTCAAGGGTAGCGGTGAGGTTCCATCCAGCTTCGCGTCCGGTTGTCTCAGGCGTGTAGAAAAACTTCTTGTTCTTCCATTTCCAGTAGTAAGCGTCAAGGCGGAGTTCGTAGTCGTATACACCTGTAGTTGTATTGTAGGAGGGTTTATACAGGTCTACTAACTCGAATATTCCGAGTTCATTATCTACTCCGTCTCCCAGTTGGAAGTACACAGGATTGTCGAGAGAGAACTTCAATGTGATATAGTCCTCTTTCATCAACAGGAAGTGTCTTTTCGAACCCTCATTGATTGATGTCGAAAAGCGGAGATTGCCGGATATGTCTTTGATGTCTACTGATTCCATAACACACCAAAGTTCGGAGATAAACAAAAGAAGCCCAAAATTATTGGGCTTCAAAAATTGACAGTTAAAAAAATGTCAGATAATTAGTGTTTATATCCTGTTTGCAGGGTTAGGCTCATTCAATTTCACGGAGATCTTGGAAAATATCCTTGAAGGATTGAAACCGAAAGACGCTGACCGGATATAGTATAGATGATAAACATCCTCTCCCAATGGCGGAATCTTGATTGTAAACTCACCTTTTGTTATCTCATTTAAGAATGACTTGTATTTAGCTGCATAATCTGATGGCGAATCCCCTTTCAGTGTAAATGTAAGGGTCAAATCTCGCTCATCGACCTTTCTGTTTTCAATTATAACCCTTTTCCCATCCTGTAAGCGGGATTTGTTTTCAATCACATCTTTCATAGGAAGAGGGGCGTACAAGCTCTCAATGAAACCGTCTCCCATATTTACTCCCCATACAAGGAAAGCATCCCGGTTGTTGATTAATAAATCTCCTTTCATAATATTTATTTTCTTGATAACCCGTTAGTATTCCGTTTAACCTCTGCAATATCAGATGCCATCTGCTGAATAGGCTTCACTATCACATTGGTGTTATCTCTAATGTCTACTATAGCTTCATAAGAAAGCCGTAACAAATCCCGTGTCTCACTGGCAATATCCTTTATCCCGGAAGTATTGGCTATGATGGGGAGCATATCTGCTTTCAGTTCAAGAATAGACATCGTTTGCTGTTGGTTCTGATTCTTTATTTCTTCTCCGGCAATTTGTAAGGCAATGAAACGCCCATTAAGTTCGTCTATTGAATCTTGCGAAGCGGTGGCAAAACCTTTCTTTGAAGTTTCTTGGGAAGAGGAAGAAGAACTTCCTGTGTATCCGGTTGCCGCAGCGATTTCATCACGGATCTTCATGGCTTCTTCAACATATTGCATATACTCATTCTGCAAAGCTTCCCTTTCCGATTCAGTCAATTCATTATCTTCCATAGACTTGCCAAACTTTTCCCACCATGCTTTCAATTTCTCGCTATACAATTCACCAATCTTATTGGAAAGCATTGCACGCATAAAATAGTCAGCAATATTGTCGGCTGCATCCTCTGCACTTGCATCCATATCCATTAGAGTGTCAATGAAACTGTCATACATAGACTCGAATGATATTCCGGTAAGACCTTCATACAGCTTATTAGTAAGTTCTTCCATCTTTCCGGCTTGGTCGATATAGTCATTTAACTTTTCTGTCAGGCGACCCCCATAATTACCTTTCCCTGTATTCTGAATTTTCTCCCACATATCAACATTACTGCGTAGCATTTTCATTTCTTCGGGAGAAAGTGACCATATATCACCGTTCCAATTCCGACCAATCTGACTGCTTAAACGAGCTATTTCATCTTGATTAAATCCACCCCAATAATAGTTCCAGCTATGATGGGAGTTGGAATATCTTGCCTGTTCTTGCGCAATCTTCTTATAATTTTCTTCTGTTTCCTCTTGTAATTTCTTAGCATCGGTATATGCTGCAACAGATTTTGTCCCCTTACTGGCTTCCATTACATCCGTCAAGTCCTCAATAGCTGTTTGCAGCGTTTCGTTGCGATCGGTTAATCGATCAATAGTATCTTGTACCTCCTTTGCATTGCCACCGATGCCAAACCATGAATTAAATCCACCAAAGGTAATTGTGTTGAGGATGTTGCCAATACCGCCACTTATAGATTTGCCTAATGTGACAAATAAATCTCCAGATAAAACATCACTTAGAATTCCGCTAACAGCACTGAATACGGCATCAAGTAATCCTCCGACAACATTGCTTAATCCATCTTTGAATACATCAATGATAGCTACTATCCAACCAATAATAGGAACATCTTTCAAGTTCTTTGTTACTTCGCCAATAGCTCCTTTCATAGCCGAACCGGCTTGTAACAAACCTTGATAGGCACTACTAATTCCACCAGATGCAAGTTTCGACAACCCCTCAACAACATTATCCATATTAGCCCTCAATTTCATGGCGGTATCAGTTACATCCTGTTGAGCTTGATTGGCAATATCTGTTTGAATTTGAACATTACTAGATGCAGCATCTGCATTTTGCTGTGCTGTATCACGGGCATCTTTCGCTGCTTGTTTTTCTTCTTCTGTGCCATTTTTTATGACTTTCTCATAATCTTCTTGTGCTTTTACAAGTTTATCTATGGCTTCCGCTTCCTCATTTTTAGCATCATTCAGCTCACGGAGTGAATTTTGATACATCTGAACCTCTTGTCCAAGTTTCTTAAAATTCAAACCACCAGCTCCACCCAAGGATTTTTCCATTTGGCTTATGGCATCAATCAGTGCTTTTTGACCAGCCTGGTCGGAGTTCTTGAACTTGTCGGTACGGACATATTTTTTTGCTTCTTCCAAAGCGGGTTTCACCATATCATTAAACATTCCGCCAAATTCACCAAATACAGTAATCCAATCTATATTGGCTTTTATGGCTTCTGTCTCCTTGTTCTGTATGGCAACATCCCGTTGTTTCTCCAGTAACTTGACTTGTGCGCTATTTACCCCGCTCTCTTCTTGTACTTTTTTTATCTTTTCTGCATATTCTTGAGCTATCGCAAATTTCTGTTGTTGGAATGTACCATATTCTTTCAGATAATCATTTAAAGCCTGCTGTTCAGCTTTAAGTTGTTCTTTAGTTATATTGGCTATATCGTTTTCTCTTTTTTTAGCGGCATTAGAAGCCCATGTTCCAAGTTTTTCCTCTTGTTCGCCAGTTAGTTTCCCACCTTGCTTCGTTTCCCAATCCTTACGCTGTTTCTTTATGGCATCAATCTCTTTCTGATAGTCCAAGTCAATCTGTTTCAACTTCTTTTCCGTGCCATCCTTCATGAGATTAATTTCGTCCTGTTGGTTTTGGCGACGGAGAGACAAGAGTTCTTCGGCTGTCTTTTTTTGTTCTTTTTTTTGCTTTTCAGCAGCTTTTTCCTGCTTGGTTAAAGAACTACCAGTGATACCACCTAAATTTTTATAGGCTTTTTCAGTTGTTTCTACCCGTTTCTTAGCCTCTTCATACTGCTTTGAGGTGAACTTTGATTTATCCTTTTCTATTTCAGAAAGTTTCTTCTTGGCATCATCCCAGTCTTTCTTCGCTTTCTCATAATCCTGCTTGTAGGTAGTAGGGGATTTCTTTTTAGCCAATGCTCCATTAATTGAAGAAATAACGCTTTCTAAATCTCCACCTTTAACCATCATCCCGTTTACAACAAAACCATTGCGTTTGGATGCAGATGATTGAGCAAGTTTCAATTCCGCTTCAAGCTTCTCCTTAGAATAGTTTTTAAGATTGGATTTGTAAGCGGAAATATTATCATCCAATATGTCTTTCTGATACTTTTTTAAAAGTTCAGAGTTTTTCTCCATTTGTTCACGTACCTGTACGTATGATTGCTTGCCTACAAACATTTTCCATATATTCCTATCTGCATCAGACATATTCTTGCGCAAATCAGGATTATCGAATAACTGCAAATATCTCTGTTGGCTATCAACCATATGTTTTAGAGAAGTATAGTTGTCTTTTCTACTTTGAACAGAGAGTTTTGAATCCTCTTCATTAATCTGTTGCTTCAATTTTAGAATATCCTCCAACTTTAGCTTTTCAATATCGTATTGTTCGAAAATTTTAGGGTATTCTTTACGAAGTTCTTCTAATGATTTTTGCCGAGTAAGAGTAGCCCAACCCTCATCACGAGCAGCCGTCAATAATTCTTCGATTTTCAGCTTATGCTCCTGTTCTTTTTTAAATGCTGCATCTTTAATGCCGTTATATTCTTTTTGAGCACGGGCGGCAGCAGTTGTACTATCAGACATTGCCCACATTGTAGTAGCAAGCCCACCGATAACGACAGTTAAAGCTACATAAGGATTGGTAAGCATTGCAGCGTTTAAAGCTAACTGCGCTTTTCGTGCCAATAAACGGGCGTTGGTAAGTCCTATTTCCACGAGAGTGTGTTTGCTTTCGGCAGCAGTGACAAGCATCACTGCAGTCCGGTATGTACCATAAGTAACCACTAATCCAGCCAAGACCTTACCTGCTGTTTCATAATTCTGAATCAATGAAGTGGTGGCTTGAATACCGGACATGATAAATCCTTCGCTTGACTTACCTATTTCATTTAAGGCATTATCCCAAGCATCCTGCATCATAGACAACTGACCATTAATAGTCTTTGAAGCATTCTCAGACATATTATAGAACTTACCACCTGCGGAAGTTGCATCAATGAATGCCTGTTGAACCATTTCAGCGGAAACAGCACCTTTGGACATTTCATTTTTCAAAGTTGCGATAGATTTTCCGGTCTTTTCGGAGATAATCTGTAACGGGTTGAATCCAGCGTTTATCATTTGATTCAAATCCTGCCCCATAAGTTTACCCGCTGCTGACATCTGTGAAAAAGCCAAAGTTAGCGAATTGAACTTACTGGATTCCCCCATAGAAATATCACTAATGGCTTTCAAGTATTTGATAGTGTCTTCTGCTTGTATGTTAAATCCAAGCATCATCTTTTCCGCCCCAACCATATCTGACATAGTAAGTGGAGAAATCTTAGCCAGTTCCTTGATTTGCGGAATCAGTTGTCCTGCCATATCCTTTCCAACCATAGTCTCAATAGCGGTCTGCATGGATTGAAACTCTCCGCGGACACGAATCATTTCAGAACCTAATGCCTTTAATACTCCAGCACCACCAATAACCGCCAATGCTTTCTTCCAAGAAATAGCGATACCGTTGTTACTCTCTACGATTTCCTTAGCATTATCATTGTAAAGGGCGTATTCATCCCGAAGTTTCTTTACGGAAAGACGCGCTTCGGCTTGTTGTTGGGTAAGTCCAAATAAAGCCGCCTTTTCTTCATCAAGAGCTTTGCGGGCAGCATTGTATTCTTCTAACTTGCTATTTGCTGATAACGGATTCCTTTTCAATGCTATACGATAAGCATCCCCAAGTCGTTTTACATCCGATTCAATATCCTTAACTACCGCTTTTTGAGCAAGAATCTTCTCTGTGAATCCATTTACAGATTGGGAAGCATCGAAGATTTTCCTTTTGAATCCCGTTTCCATCTCTGCTCCAGCTTTGGCTGCATTAGTCACCAACTCATCCAATCTTTGATTAGATGCGGCAAGTTGAACATTTAAAGCCTTGAAAGCAGCAGGAGACTGCGTGCCATCCATGCTCATTAACTCTTGTTTTAACTTCGCAATTTCATTACGGAGCCTTACAACTTCTTCCCAGTCACTACCTACCTTAAAATATAATTTCGCCATATCTATTTCTTTTTCCTACGATTAGCCAATTCCTTACCACTGATTCTATTCAC